AGATATGAAAGAGTTGATCCTTTATTTCTATCTACAAGTCCTGAGGTGCAATAGGTGATTGCATCTTTTGCAATTTTAATACCTTGGCTTGCACCAGTTTGCATTGGATTGCCAGTTGGATAAACTGACTTTGGATTATAAATGAAATATTCTTCAATTTCTGGGAAGTCATAATCCATAGGATTATCACTTCTAAGTCTTTGAACTGGACTTACATTATCATTTTTTGGTTTTTTACTTTGCCTTACATAACGCATTTTCATTGCGTCAATGTAACGTAACTCTTGAATACCTTCTTGAGGATTCTTTAAGTCAATAATTTTATGATAATAAAGTCTTCCGTCAATATACCAGTTTCTATAGATCTCATGTGCTTTTTTATCAAAGTCAAGTAAATCTAAAATATATTTAAATTCTGAACGAATTTTTTTCTTAATGCCATCGCTGGCATTAAGATTAGACAACTCGATTTCTACAGGAGTATCATTAGTATCTGAAACTACAGCCTCATTTACAATATCTTCGATGGCACTATCACATTCTGGGTGAAGTGCCATTTCACGATATCTCTTAATGAGATCAAACTCGGTGCGATATACTCCTTCGATATCAACGTAGGAACCAAAAAAACCACTACTCATATAGTGATCAACCCCGTCCTCATTATTAGGAGGAACGGGGGAAACCGCTGTTGGTGATAGTGGCTCAGTGTCCTCTATAGAGAACCCAAATAATTTCGCCATTATTTAATCTGCGTTAACTTTTTACTATTTATCAACTAATTTCAACCTCATTTACGCTAGAACCTGTTGATTGTGCAGATTCTCCCACAGTCCAATATTGAACTTGGAAATCAACGGTAAATTCTTCAATTGCATCGCTGCTATCGTATGACAGTGCGATTTCAGAAATATTAGTTGGGAAAATATCATAGAACTTATAAGTTCTAAGAACAGTGTGCTCACCACCAGCATTTGATTGTGAAGCAACAGTGTTTCCTCTACCAAGTTGTTGAACAAATGCATTAGTCATATAAGAACCTGGATTTGTGACACCAGTGTTATCATCCAATTTGCTAATGACATTCATCCACTGCTCAAATGCAGTTCTCAGTCTGAAGTCTTCATCGTTAATGATAGTAACAGTCCAAACGTCGAACGTTCTATCACCAGCAACTTTCAAAACTCTTCCTCTAAAGGGAACTGCAATTTCAGCAACGGTTGATGCTGGAAGAGCAGCTGCCTTACATAAGAATCTGAACAGTCCTTGTTCAGCATCATCTCCAGAATTCCAAACTCCAGTATCAACACCCGCTGGGAAGGAGGGGATCGAAACCTCAAATAGATTAGGTCTCGCCCCACCACCTGCTAATTTGGATTTAAATTGTGAAATTGTTCTTGCGTCAGCCATTTTAAGTTCCTCCTGTTTAGTTAGTTATGCGATCAAACTCTTCCAGCAACTTCAGAGAAGCTGACGCCAGTGCGAGTTGCAACAAATGTCAATGTTACATAGTTAATTGATCTTGTTGGTTTCAGGAAGATGTCCGCTCTAAATTCATTGTTGTCAATGACATCTGGAGTGTTGTTGGTTTCATCGCAAATTACTAAGAAATCAACAAGTCCTCTCTTCGCTTGAACATCACGAAGATATGGTTCGACGATATTTACAAAGTTTGATCTTGTGTTTACATCATTGAGTTCGAAAAGTTGAGCATTTGCTGCTCTTTCAAGTGCCTGCTCAACAGTGAGGAACAAGCGGCGAACGTTGATTCTGTCAAAGGCAGATGCATATCCAAGTCCAGTTTTATCTCCGAAGAGAAGAATTCCAATTCCAGATTGATTAACAATCGAGTTAACTCTTGCAGTGTACAACAGATCTCTTTGAGCTTTGTTGGGACTATATGCAAGTTTAATTGCATTATTAAGAACTCCTCTTTGCTGTCCTGCAGGTGAGAACCAAGGGAAAGCATTAAGTCCAGTTCTTGCCATCAAACCAGCGATATCGCCATTACATGGGATATATCTGAATTGATTATTGAATCTATCATAAGTGTACTTGTATCCACTATCAAATACTGCATAAGAAGAAGATGACAGAGGGCTAAAGAATCTCAAAATATTATTTGTCTGAGTCGTTGTATTGGTGATGTCAACAACGTTTGCTCTGTGAGGAGAAATGACTGCCATTGAGTCCTTTCTACCTTCAACAATTGAGATTAATTTATTTGCCTTTGCTTGAGAATCTGATTCAACAGAAAGTCCAGGGCCCATGATCAAGAAGTCAACATCAATCTCATCTTTATTTGAGAATAAATCATATGCAGTATTCAAGTTAGCCAAAGTTGCCGTCATTCCGCCAGATGCAGAATAATCAACTCCACCAGTTAAAGTATAAGTTGTGTTTCCAACTGCACTAAATGTAATACCCTGTGCATTTTGTCCCCATAATCCAGCACCAACAGTAATAGCAGCGAATCCTGATGAGAATCCAGTTGCTCTTGGTGCTGTTCCATGATAAGAATCTGCAGCAGAAGATGGATTCTTACCTGCGTAGATATTGCTTGAGAACTGAGCTAAGTAATTCTTGTACCAGATTTTCTGTGGAGAATTTACATCAGAAACAGCATCAGCAGATTTAGAAAGACTTAAATGCTTTTCAAGAATATTTCCTTGAATTCCAGTAACTGATCCAGTGTCATCAACAACAACGACGTGGAGGGCATCATTTTTGCCTTGTCTATCAAGCGAATAATTATTGGTTACTGGTTTTGGAGCAATCGACTTCCAATAAACAGTTGAATTTGTTAATCCAAGTGTTTGTTGATCATACCAGTCAACTGATGTTACTGCACCTGTACCTGTCTGTCCAAGAGCACCGGTGTTAATTCCTGAGTTATTAACAAAGAAGAGTGTGTCTGATAATTCAATTGAGGAAACTGGATCGCTCTTAGAATAAGAGATCTTAGTTTCTGTTCCTGCGGAGGAAACTCTAGAAACGATCTTAACATCAATCGTGCTAGCACCGTTTGTAGCGTCAGTAGAAACTCCAGTAATGATTCCTTTCAGGTAACCATTGAATTCTGAAGTTGTTCCTGCTCCAGGAATGACTGCACTAGAGAGAGCGGTTGTAACACCGAATCCAATCTTAGCGCCAGCATTTCCAAGATCGGTTGTTGTAATTCCGATCGTTTGATCGGCAAGATCATCAATTGTACAAACTTTTAAATTGTTTGCCCATCTACCAGGGTTCTTAGATGCATATGTGTATTGAACAGCATCTGAAGAATGATTGGTGTTATAATCATCAAAGTTTTTAATTTTTAAACTTGTTGTTGCTGCATATCCGACAGCAGCATTTGCGTTGTTGAGGGTGCTTCCGTCTACTCTAGCAACCTTTAAAACACCACCATATGAGAGATATGATGATGCACTCATCCAGTACTCGTATTGAGAATCTGTTGATAAAGGTTTTCCAAAAGTATTAATCAGTTGCTGTTCTGTCTGGATATTAACAGCTTCCTCAACAGGACCTATAGCAAATGGGCCAGCAATAGCGCCAATGTTATCCAATACATTGTCAGCTCTTCCTACCGTTAAGTCAACCTCTCTGGTAAGTATACCTGGAGATAATTGAGGAGTCGCCATGTTTTTCTCCGTGATCTCAGTTTATCTGAAAATATTTATTAAATAGAGGTTTTTCATTGGGGAAATGTGACGTGAACTACCAATCTGGATATTCCCATTTATCAAAAACTCGATTTGTCATTTGAGATGTAACTCTTCTTATGGTACATTTCTTACATTCATATGAATAAGAAGATGCAACTGCTCCTCTATCTTTTCTTGTTCTATAAAAACTTTCTATTAAATTTTTAGTTTCTCCACAAGTTCTACATTTTCTATCAGTAAGTAAAAGATGTCCTAATTTTATTTGCTTATCTAATTCCATCACATATATTCCCACATATATGATCTGTCTCCATATTCATCAGTAAACCATCTATCACCATCACTATCTACAAAACTTTCAGAATCTAATCCATCAGAAATAAAC